TATCCCGTGGCGAGGTGAACGCTGGTCACTCGTTGACCCGGAAGTGCTGACGGCATTCAGTGCGACGGTATTCAGTACCGATCCCGCTGGCGCACCTGTGGGTGACGCCTGATGTTTGCAGGCGGTGAGCTTAATAAAAAGCAGCTGGCCGAACTGCGGCAGGCGCTGGCCAGCCTTGAGTTGCCACCCAAAAAGCGCCAGCGGTTGCTGTGGCGCCTGGCGAAATACGGACTGATTGCCGCAGCTAAGCGCAACGTACGTAACCAGCAGTCACCTGATGGCCAGCCGTGGCCGGGGCGCAGGACAAAGCGCAGGGGGAAGATGCTGCGCAACATGCCGAAGCTGCTGCACATCAGGGAAATGCCGGAAATCGCCGCCGTCCGGGTGTACCTGCAGGGCGGTGGATACCGCAACGGTGAATCACCGGTTCCGGCCGGGGTGGTGGGGTACGCGCAGCAGAACGGCATGACGATGCGCATTAACCGCAGCAGCGGGGCGCGGGGGAGTAACAGCGGCAAGATGGCCACGGTGTCGCAGGCCAAAAAACTGCGGTCACTGGGCTACCAGGTAAAGCGGGGCAAGCGGATGGTAAAGCCCACGTACAAGCAGCTGATGGAAACCATGAGTTACGACCAGGCCGGATTGCTGATCCGCAAGCTGCTCGGCAAAACGGTGAAAAACAGCTGGACGATTGATCTGCCCGCCCGTGCCTTCCTCGGCATGAGCGATGAAGAATTTAACAAGGCGCTGGCGCGCCAGCTGCAGGCCATCGGCTTTGGCTGGGACGTGAACGCGCAGGACATAAGGGGTAATTCATGACCTGGCCGTTAGTGGATGTGAACCAGGTAAATCAGTTGCTGGGCGAGGTGACGGAAGTCGAACGCGCGGCGCTGTTTATCGGAAAAAGTACGACCAACACCGGGAAAACCATCGCGGTGAACGCGCAGACGGACTTTGATGCCGTGCTGGGTGAAGGCGAATCGCCGCTGAAAAGCGATCTGATCGCAGCCCAGGCCAATGCCGGACAGAACTGGTGGGCGTTTGTTCACGCCCTGCCGGAAGACGCGGCGGAAAAAGACTGGGTGGATGCCGTTATTGCGGCGCAGGTTTCCTGTTCGGTTGAAGGTGTCGTGCTTTGCGATGACGTCAGTGCGAAGGCAACGATCAACGATGCCGCCACGCTGCGTTCAAGCCTGATTGCGAAGTTTGGTCGCTGGGTATGGTTCGCGCTGGCCGTCGAAGGCTTCCAGCCTGATGAAGACCAGGCGGAATATCTGGCGCGCCTCTCGGCGCTGCAGGCAGGCATTGCCGAAAAGGCGGTGCAGCTGGTTCCCCGTATCTGGGGCAACGAGCCGGGTGTACTGGCAGGACGGCTGTGTAACCGTGCCGTCACTATTGCCGACAGCCCGGCGCGCGTCAAAACCGGGGCGCTGCTGAGTCTGGGCAGTGACGATCTGCCGAAGGATGGCACGGGCAAAACGATTGAGATTGCGACGCTGCAGGCGCTGGAATCGCAGCGTTTCAGCGTGGCGATGTGGTATCCCGATTACGACGGCATTTACTGGTCTGACGGGCGCACGCTGGATGTTGAGGGCGGTGATTACCAGTCGATTGAAACGGTACGTATTGCTGATAAAGCGGCGCGCCGGGTTCGTTTGCTGGCCATCGGTAAAATCGGGGATCGTTCGCTGAACAGCACGCCGGGCAGTATCGCCGCGCACCAGACGCTTTTTGCGCGCCCACTGCGGGAAATGTCGAAAGCCGCTGAGATTAACGGGGTGCTGTTCCCTGGCGAAACGAAGCCGCCGCAGGATGGCGATGTGCAGATCGTCTGGAAAACCAAAAAGCACGTCGAGATTTACATTGTGGTTCGCACGTATGAAGTGCCGCTGCAAATCACGATCAGTCTGATGCTTGACCAGAACACGGAGGCCAGCGCATGAGCAAACGTATTTCAGGTATGTCATTTGACGTCTATGTGGACGGCGATCTGGTACATGTCGAGGCGTGTACCCTGGACATTACCGACAACACGACAGCGGCCACCACGCACGGCGTGCCGGACGGCTACGTTGATGGTGACGTGACGGCAGAGGGTGAGCTTGAGCTGGCAACAAAAGCCGTTGCGGTACTCAAGGCGCGTGCGCAGCAGAACGGATCATGGCGCGGTATCCCGCCGCTCGATCTCCTGTTCTACGCAAAAGCGGGCGATGAAGAAATCAAGGTTGAGGCGTTCGGCTGCAAGCTGAACCTCTCCAGCCTCCTGAACATCGACCCCAAAGGGGGCGCGGTATCCACACGCAAATTTAAGTTTGTCGTGACTGACCCGCGTTTTATCAACATCGACGGCATCCCGTATCTGGAAACGGAAGCCACGGAAAACCTGATCGGTTAAGGCACACCATGCAGGAACATGAAAAAAGCCTCCTTTCACTGCTGTTAATCGGTGCCCTGATTGCCATCGGCAAGGTGCTGTCTGGTGATGACCCCATCACGCTGCGCCATTTTGCGGGGCGCGTGATCCTGGGCAGCTTTGTATCGGTGATGGCCGGGGCGGCACTGATTCAAATCCCGAACGCCAATCCCCTGGCCATTCAGGGGCTGGGGGCGGCGCTGGGTATTGCCGGTTATCAGGCAGTTGAATTGTGGTTGCGCCGTCGTGCAGCCGGGAAAAAAGAACGGAGCGAAGCACAATGACACTGAGCGAAAAACAGCAGCTGTTCACCATCATGGTGGCCAATCTGGTGTTGTGGGCTGAAACCCGCGGATACCGGCTGACGTATGGCGAAGCGTACCGCACGCCGGAA